CAGGGAAGACGCTGGTCGGGAAGGCAAATGGGCCGTACCATCCCGTTCCGGTAGTACCGCCAGGAGTTACCCAGCCTTCAAGATAGAAATGATAAGCACACCGGAAAAAGGTGTTGGCTTGGGTCATCAATGCATCGCTTGCGCCTGAGAAGTTATGATCGCCAGCGCTATTGCCCACCGCTCCCAAGTAGCCTTTGAAGATAGGCGTGCGGCATTTGCTCCACGTGGAGAATTCATCAGAGCCTCCGATGACGAAGCCCATCAGATTCGGGCGTAGTAGTATCGGGCCGTCATCCCGTTAATCTTGATGCGGTCCGCCCAGAGCGACCCGCTGACGTTCTGGTTCACCGTGAAAGTCGTCGGGGTCGTGATGCTGTCCACGGTGATCGTGCCGATGACCAGGTAGCCCCAGACGTTGTCGTCGGGAGTCGTCGGGGCAATGTTGCCGCCGATGATGACCGGGTACTGATTGCTCGTCACCAGAGGGTCAGGGTAAGCGTAAGGGCTAGCAATTTCAGCACCTGCCCGGAGCGTGATGTAAGAGGTCTTAGTCGTAGCGTCGTAATTCGACGAAGCCAGTTCCCCGGTCGGAGGGTTAGCCACCCCTGCCGTGACGCGGTCTAATTTGACCTCGGTTCCGCTGACGTAGTCGTCAATCTTGGGGACTAAGTTATTGATGGTGCCAGACTGGACCTGATAGGTCACGGTCGTGGCGCCGCCCGAAGTCCGCAGGGCTACGTTCACGATCTTAAACGGGTGCGTCGTTGTGGCGCCGTCCCGACTCGGAAACGGGTCGGACGTGTCCAGCGTGAACCCGTGCGAGGACGAGTCGAAGTTATAGCCGACTCCGGGTTGGATCTTCATCAGGCGGGAGCGTAGACCGCCGAGTTGTAGCCCTCGCGGTTGAAACGCAGCTCATACTGGACTTTGTAGAGCAGGCCGAAGTCTTCAAAGGATACCTGAGCCAGGAGCAGTTGTTTTTTGCCGCTGATCTCGAAGGCCGTTCCCATGTAGGTCGGCACCAAGCTCTTTGAGGCAAAAGAGCCATCACCGGAGGTCTTGCCGACAGCGTTCCGCAAGTTGATGACCAAGGCCGAGCTGCTAGTGTAGAAAACGCCAGAGAGAGAACACTGCGGGGCAAGGTAGTTGGTCTTGCCGTAGAAGTCATTAAACTCGGCCTTCTTGAAACCCATGAACTTGCGTCCCTTAGGGCTTTCAAACGTTGAGCCATTGTTTCCTCCGTATTCGCTAGTTCCCGTAACTAATTGATAGTTCGGGTCAGCCTTCGTGCCAGGGCTAGTCCCGACGCCAGCAATCGGAGAGCCTGAGAAACCAAGCGCCGTGGCCGTCTCGAAGAAGTTCGGGTGGGTCGTGATGTTCTCCGACGTCAGGCCCTGCGAGCCGGTAATCTGCGGATCGGTCGAGGCGCCGTAGCCAGGGTTGATGCCCACATAGTCCACCGAGTAGGTAGCGATGCCAAGGTTTTCGAAAGATACTGAATACTTGTGAGCCTTGCAGTATGAGTAGGCCCCCTGCGGGCAGGCCGACCCACGGTTAATCGTGCCACCGATGGACGCCGTGATTGCGGCCTTGAAGACGATGGTGCCCGTGGCGAGTCCGTAGCCATCCTCTTGGAACTTTGCCCCAGGCTGTTGTAGTACGGTTGTTAGGTTATTACCAGTATCGACGCGTGCCATAAATTATTTGGATTGGGTGCCTTTGGTGAAGTCGCCTTGACCGGCGGGAGTGCTGCCGGAGATTTTCTGGAGCTCGGCGAGTTGCGCCAAAGCGATTTCGTTCTGCTGGGCCATGGCCTCTAGCACCGGGTTAGGTCCTACGCCGATGACGTTGCTGAAGCCTTCGGGGCCTTTGAAGGGGGCAGATTGTCCTGGCAAAGGGTTTTCTCGACGCTGAGACATCAGCGCAGTTTGAACAAACATCTGAGCCTCTTGGCTTTTAGATAACATCCCAGCCGCGCTCTCGTCTGATCCTGTTAATTTTTGAAGACCTTTAAGCCAAGAAGGTAATTGTTCTTGAGCCTTGCCGCCTTGCTTAGTGTACAAATAAGCTCGACCAATTGGGTCATTTAAAAGGAAGTCTTTTGTAATCTCTTCACGCGACATGGCGGCCTGTTCCTTGTTCTCTTTATCTTTCTTTTCGTTATCACGCTTCCTTGCGTAGTAACGGTCCTCGGCAGACATCAGCTCGTTGGTTCCGTCAATGGCTGCCTGATTGGCCTCTTCACGCTTCTTTGCATTGTCCGCAATCATCTTGCCAATTATAGAGATGGCAGCGGTCAGCAGCGCCATAGGCCCGAGGAAGGAAAGGAAGATGTCCTTGAATGACGTGCTAAACTTCTTGCCAATGTCCTCGACCTGTTTGCCGAAACCAGTCGTGGCCTGCTTGGCTTTGTCCATCGCCTGCGGGACGTCGGAGGTCGTCTTGATGTTGACTGTCAGGTCTTGGGCCATGTCAGGGGGTGCTTTCCTTTGCAGGATTGGAAGCAGCCGCCGCGGCGTCCCGGGCTTCCTCCTCGGCCATGAAGTCTTCCTCCTCGGGCGACATGATCGCCACGTCCGCACCCTTACGGATAGCCAGGGCGGAGTTGAGCCAGATGGCTTGGCACTCCGGCATCTCCCAAGCCCGCTGCTCAGGGATGCCCGACGCGATCAGGTTGGCCACGATGGACAGCGGCCAAGGCACCCCCTTGTCGCCGCCCCCTGACTTGGTCTTGGTCTGCTCCCAGAACTTTGGCCAGTCCTGGACGAGGATATATCCGGCGAAGGCTTCCAGCAGGCGCTCGAACTTGGCGGGGTGATGGCTTAGGGTGACGATGCGCAGTCGGTCACGCCAGCCCACCTCCCCTAGCTGCTCTTCGGCGCATACTTGGCAGGCGAAGATAAGGTCCGCAGGGGTGATGCCGCGGGAGCCGGTGACGAGCGGCGAGTCGAAGGCCATCAGGCGCACCCGGTACTTCAGGCACCAGGGGAAAAGAGTTCGACCCAGAATCCTAAAAGGAGCCGGGTCGACGTAGGCGTTGAGGAAGCGACGGTCCACGCCGTCTATCCTAATCTGATTACAGGCGAATCAATCAGGTAATTCCTTCGTAGTCGATGGCCGTAATGGACACAGACGTGAAGCCCTTATTGGAACCTTTGTCGTCAATCTTGGTAATAGTTCCAGAGAAGGAAACCGAAGCCGAGCCGGCCGGATAGGCGGAGGCGGTGTTGGTCGTGAAGGCGAGCGTGGCCCCGAGGATGGGCATGGTCGAGGTCTTGGCGATGCCTTCGATGGTGATCTCGCTCTTGCGGTCATCGAGGCGGTGCGTCTTGGTCAGGCCCGTCTCGTCGACCACAGTGGCCTCGGCGTTAAAGGAGGACGAGAGGCTGTAGCTCTGGACGAAGAGGTTGGTGACAGTACCCGCGACTCCGTAGATACAGGTGGTTCCGTTTGAGATGGCGGCCATTTGTAATTGCAGGCTTTGGAATTGGCTTAGGCGGGCAGGACCACCAGCACGTCAAACGAGAAGGAAGTCGCCCAGGAGCGCTCGTCGATGCCCTCGTCTTCGGACTGCATCGTGACGTCGTAACAGGCCGCGTCGGTCGAGGTGACGAAGGCCGCCTTGATGCTGGTCAGGTCGCGCATATTGCCGGACAGGGCGGCGCAGCGGGCACGGTGATCGGCGAGGGTCGTGTCGTCGGCGTTCGAGAAAAGGGTGATACGGACCGAGCAGCTGAAGTTGCCTTCGCCCTCGGGGAGGTCGTTAGGGCTACGGGCCGACTCGCAGAGGACCACGGCCTTGGGCAGGGTCTGGGTCGCGGCGCTGTCGCCCGTCAGGAAGGCCACGGTGGTCAGCCCGGTCTGGGTGGATAGGTAGGTGGCCAAGGTGGCCTCTACGATGTGGCGGATGGATTTGGTTCCCATAAAGATTAGCGGCGGTTGGCGCGCTGGATGGTGCTGTTCATGTGCTTCTCGAAGCGGGCCTTCATCTGCTTGACGCGGTTGGCGTAGACGAGGCCGAGAACGTCCGCATCGGTAGCGATGCCGTTAACGTTGCCTTGCGTATTGGTCACGCTCAGCTCGACGACCTTCTCGGTGGCCGTCAGGGTGTTCGTCCCGCGCACCTGGTTGTGCCGGTTAATCCAAGCCACCTTGAGCAGCTGGACGCCAAAGTCCTTGGGGACGCCGTTGATGACGGGCTTAGGCAGGGAGC